TAGTTTCTGTGCCCGTATGAAGGGAATGAAAAAAAAATTAACATCTAAAAAAACAGCTAATGATCCAAATTCTAGAATTAATAAAGCTCTTCGGGCTTGGAATTGTTAGTATATTACTAACTATAAATATAAGTATGGCTGAAATATCTCAGACAAAAGATTTTATAAAAGCAATAGAGGAAGTTCGTCAAGAATATCCTGAGGAATCTATTGAACGTAAGATACCTGCATCATTTGTTGCAACAATAGCAGCTACTGAAACAGGTAATTTTAAGTTTGAAGGTGCACCTACTGCAAAAAAAGCTAATAATTTTTTTGGTATACATGCAACAGGTGATCAAAATTTTGTACAAACATCAGGTGGTGCAAAGTTAAGATCATTTGATGATAGCAAAGGTAGCATTAGAGCTTTTATGCAACTTATAGCTAATGATGAAAGATACAAACCAGTTGTAGATTCTATTAACAAAAATGATAAAGTAGAAAATATGTTTCAGGGTATGTCTGTATATGCAGAAAATCCTAACTACACTAATTTATTAGGTAATGTTTATAAAAATAGAATACAACCAGTATTCCAAACAGAAAATTTTTTATTACCAAAAAAGAAACCAATAACAGAACAAATGGATAGCTTGCAATAAAAAAGGGAAGCCTAAATTAATAGACTCCCCTAGCAGGCAACACGAAGACCGCTTGACTTTTTAGTCAGGTGGTCTTTTTTTTTGGACAGAACGATAAAGGTCTCTATCACCCCATCGTTTCTGCCAAAACCAAGTACTCAATGAACTAGCCCAACCCTCAAATTTATTCATAATAGGATTGTGCCAAAAGTAATATCTAAACTTTTTGTATAAGTTGTTTGATGTCATCTTGTAATTTCCTTCCTACAGCATTTGCATGGTTGATTACAGCAGCACATAAATTACCATGATAAGGATAGCCTTTAAGTGCTTCTCTAATTTTAGTAACAGGCTTACCACCATAATCAATAACAATTGCATTATCTTTGTTAAGACCTATCTTTAATTCAAATAGTATACCAGTGTATTTATCTAAATTATTTTTTTCGGTCATCTGTATTGCCTCCATTATATGGTGTTAATACAGATAAAGCATTCATGAGTTTAACAACTTCACCATAAGGTCTAGTCATTAAATATCTCATAATATCCATAAGTTGTTCAGAACTTATTATGTAAGTTCTAGGGGTAGTTTGTTGTTTTTCTGTTCTTCTTTCTTTTCCATCTATCCTCCTGTTAAAATGGTATATCATCGTAATCAAAATGCTTACCTAGCATTTTAATATTTTCTTCTGCGTTTGCTATTTTAGTTATCAATTTATCTAGTTCTTCTATATGTTGTGGATGTTCACCAATACCTGCAGAATTTTCTAAATATATTAAAGCAGTTGCTCTAGCACTAGCAATATCAGCTTCGTACTTTCTAGCTAATGCTTTTATCAATTGTGTTCTAATCATTCTGCACCTCTAAAAGCATAGTACTTATCTTCTATTAAATCCTCATCTAATAAATAAGGATTATCTCTACCTCTCTTATTAAACTCTGTTCTTAAATCTCTTATCGTTTGATTCAAGGTTCTACCTGTATTTAAACAGTTACAAACCATATCATCTACTTCTATTAACGCTTGCTTTATTGCCCCCATTGTCTGCCTCCTGTAATTGTTTATTTAGTTTATTTATTTCATTCTGTGTATGTATCATAACTTCTTGTAGTGCTATAATCTTACCATACAAAGACATCTTCTCACCATGTGTCATTCAACCTCCTTTATTAATCTACTTAAATACCATTGAGCTTTTTCTAAATCTTGTAAAGGCTCTCCCTTAAATTTATATCTAGCAACGTATTTTAAAACATTACCCTTCAAGTATCCATGGTATTCATCATCTGTCATACAATCTCGTATAACATCTATAGTTTCTTTTTTACCATACTTGTAGTGTGCAGGTGAATTAACTTTATCGTCTACCATATTCTCTCCTTATTGCATTATAGTCAATTGTTTCCATATTGTAAGCACCATTTGTAACTTCTCTCTTAACTATAATACCACTCCACCACATATGCTGAGTATCTCTAGCAAAATGTTCTTTATGATTCAAGTAACATCCAGCAGATAAAGCATTTAATTTTCTGCCATTAGGTAAAGTAGATGTAGCATAATCTAACAAATGACTATGGCCTACTGTAGCAGATACTTTGTGTTTTGTCAATAGACTTCTTGCTATATTTTCTCCTGATATAGCACTACCCATTATACCTGATGGAAAATGGTGAGCATAGTGTACACCATTAACAACTTTAAATTTTTTGTAAGGTATCTCTTGCCAACCATATTGTTTAAATTTAAGATCACTAATTTTTAAAGTACCATCTAGCTCAGGATTTTCTTCTACAAACCTATCTATTCTATCTTCATGATTACCATGTAGCATAATCTTCTTACCTTTAAATTTACCTAAACCTTTATTAAACAAAGATAATGCTTCATGTGAATGCTCCATATCTTTTTGATATCTTCTACCTTCAAATGATTTTTTCTTTTTATCATACGAAGATAAAGAATCCATACTACAGAAATCACCCATACAGATAATATGTGTAGCTCTTACATCTGAGGCTAGCCTACCTGCCCACAGAAATCTTTCATTGCTTGCTTTAGGTGTGCAATGAGGGTCACCTATTACAACATGTGTTGCCATTAATTTAACTCCTTATCACGTTTCTGTTTTAAAAATTCAAGAAAGTCAATAACATTATCTTCATCATCAAACTCTGCTATAGAGTTAATAGTTAGATCATTGTTATCATTTTTCTTGTCATCAGCAAAACCACGGAGTCCCCATAGAAACGTAGAATGAGGGTCAGTAGTTGCCATCTTTATCATGCCTCTAGCAATTGTAGAGCATAATTCGTACTCTTCTGTGGTCATCTTAGTCCTAGAATCCATAACAATTCCACAGGTAAAACCTTTTTCCCAAGGTGTTACTAAAACTTTTATAGCATTTTTAAATATTGACTTATCAAATTTTTTTGTCATAACTTTTTAAAATATTTGTAATCAAACGGTACAACTTTCCATTCAATAGACTTTTTAAATTTATTCCTTTTGGCATAGTCAGTTGCTTCTTTTTCTGAGTCCCATATTTCATTTGTAAATATTCTCCACTTATCATTATCTTTTATTATTAAACAATACATAGTCGGTAAAGGTGAGCACTAGACCCCTCAAAACTAATACTCACCCAGTTACGCAGACTCTTCCTCCTGTTTAGGATTATTAACCTCCGTATACCAAACCCATTTAGGGTTCTTACCTTTAGATTGCTGTTGTGGTAACAACTGCAATTTACTTCCCCAACAAGGAAGTTTGTATGGGCAGAATGAACAAGCTAAGCCCAAAACTTTATTACCCGTAGGTTTACCTCTGAATGTTTCTTCAATAGCATCATACTGTCTCTTAAAAGGTATACCATCTTTAATTGCTTTTACATTATCTTTAGCTTTTTTAATAGCTTCACTTTTGTATGGCTCTACAAGTTTAGGTGTTTCACAAACAGCCCATTCACCTGTAGATTTATTAATTGCTATCCAGCCTCCAAAATCTTTGTTCTGACTTTCGCTATATAAAAAACCTTGTGATGCATAACCAAAGGTATCATCCTTAACAACTTCTTGAAATCCACCTTCTTCTCCAAATTTTTTATCAAATGAATATGGTGATGCACTTTTAATATCCCATATCNTGTTCTCAATTTCAACATCTTGCTTGCCTTCAATTTTATTTCCTTCAAATTCATACGTAACTTTTTTCTGTTCATTCTTTACATTTACTCCTGCTGATTTCATAATAAATAAAGCTAGTGCCTCAATGAGGTCACCAAATGTATTTCTTATTTTTACATTGTAAGGTTGTCCTTCACCTTTTACACCTTTAGCTTCCATCTGTAATTGGCAAAGAGGTCTACCTGCATTAGACATTCTAATTTCAAACTTAGATCTTCTGTCATCAGTAAACTGTTTTAGTAAGGCGTTTTTACACGCCTCACCAAACTCCTCTACAAGTTTTTTGTCTGCTTGTACAGGACTCTTAGACACCTTGTCTAGATACTTTTGTACTTTAATAAGTATATCACTCATTAACTAGCAAGCACCTGCTCAGGTAATTTGTCATCAAGTTCTTCAACAACTTTAGCATCTACAGAATCTGATCCAGTAGGACTATTAGATTTAGATTTATTATATAAACCAATAACCTCTTCATTTTCTGTATCTATAGACTCTTGGAATACTTTTAAAGTTTCCATATCAGCATCTGACAACTGTAAATTAGCATCAGCATTTACAATTATTTCAGGTACATAGAATACATTGCCACCTTTTTTCTGACGTTTAGTTTCAAGTGATAGAGTAGAATTAAACATAAGTTTTTTTCTTTTCTTCAATTGATCTAACGCAGCACTTACTGGTGAGAATGCTGTACCTGTTACTCTATATAGAACAGGTAAGTTTTCTACTGAATGATCTTTACCCTGTGCAGTTTTACCATCTTTAAAAGATAATAAACCATAGATAAGTTTATAACATCTAATAGTTCTTTGCTGTTCTAATTGTTCAGGTGTAAGATTTGCTCTTTCTTTGTAAGCTATCTTGCCACATTTAGTTCCACCTAAAATATCTATAGCCTCTTCTTTCCAGCTTTTAAATATAATAGATCTATTTACATACTCTCCTTTGTCAGCATCGTAGTGCATGTATTGCATTGCACTTATGAATGGTCTTAATGTTATGGGTTTCCCATAAATATTTTGACCTATATTTGAATCATAAGTGTAGTAATGACCAACTGGTAATTGATTACCATCGTCATCTTCAGGTGTTCGATTGATAGCTAATCTAGGTATGTTAACACCCATGTTAGATCCATCATCTTGACCAATTGCCTGCATGATTTGTTCATCAGACATTCCTTTTATGTTTGTTAGTTGATTATCAGACATTTGTCCTCCATTTTATTAATTTGTATATACCACATTTTTACAAAAAAGTCAAGCATTATTTTATAAATGGATCAATAAAAAAACCTATTAAAACCCACAATCCTATTACAGAAAATAGTATGTTAATTATATCTAACATATTTTTGTATCTCCTTTTATTACTTTGACTTCTAAACCATCTGAGTGTGCAAAGTATTTAAACGTACTAAGAAACTCGTGGTTCTCATATATATACATAGTAGAAGGTTCTACCATGCATCTGCCTTTTAACTCCGTGTATTCTAGATAAGCACCATAATCTGAGTCATCGTACTCATCCAAAGTTTCAAGAGCCTCTATTGTTTTTCTCATATTGCCTCCTTCATATTTAACCAATCATATCCTATTTTAAGTTCCGTGTCAAGTGGTACATTAAAATTAATATCATAATACTTTTTTAATGCAGGTATTACATCTGCAGTTCCTTTATT